ATGATGAAAAAAATGGTTGAGGACGATGTAGATGTAGGTCCTCAGTGGAATGCTGCTGTCGCTCGTCAATTTTCGGCTTTTGAAGCTTGGTCCGGACTCTATCGAGAATACGCCGACCTTTTGTCTGAGGGCGGGAGCGCTGGCCGCTGCCATTAAAGGGGGCGATACTCATTGTCTATCACTGGAGAATTCCAATGCGCCGGCGAGAAGAGTTTTTGAAGGAGGCCATAGCCTCCCACCTTGCTTATGAGCAAACTAGGAATGTTCTCCGTCAGTTGGCGGAAGAGAACAAAGCAGAGAGCCCTGAGTGGCATGAGGCGTTTTTACGCCAGCGACAGGCTTTGGCTGCGTGGTCAGAGCTTCCGCTCAAATACGGCAGCTTTGACCCTGACGATTAAACGCATGGCTCATCATGCAATCTCCATCGATACCAGATCATGGGCATTCACAACCGGCGGCGGGTTGTCGTGGCCTGGACAGCCGTTACCGGCGAAGTCGAATCCCTCGCACGGTGGCCCAAACGGCAGCACCTCTTTTCCCTGGGCGAGCGCTTCGAGCAGGTGGTCTTTCGCCTCGTCGGCGGTGCATTCGCGGCCGCCATCGAATCGGAACATTCCTTTCAGTTGGCGCTTACTGAAGTCTCGTAGCGCGCCACGTAAGGAAAGATGAAGGTGTAAAGTTCGGCCGTTTGGGCCGAATGGATCAGCTGCTTTGTTTTCTGTGGGCATGGGGACACCTCAAGACTTATGATGCGATCTCATGAAGGAATGACCGGAGCAGGGAATGAATAAAGAAATACTTAAAGGCGCATTCACTAGTAAGCAAATACCAGGGTACAAGTGCCCCCATTGTTATTCAGGCCTGCTCCGCATTGATGGAGAGTTCAACTCCAAGGAAACTGAAGCCTCTCGCGCCGAGCACAAAGAAGACTGGTGGGATCCAGAAAATATTATGCTTGTGTTTAGTTGTACGCTTAAGTGTACTACTTGTTCTGAGCTTGTTTTTATGGTTGGTAATGGAGTGGTTGAGGAAGAGTATGTCGTCGATGAAAATGGCGACTGGACTCGAGAATACGATTCATTCTTTCGGCCAACATATTTTCATCCTGCCCTTCAGCTAATTGATTACCCATCGAAGGCACCGCATGACGTAACTTCGCCTCTTGGTACGGCGAGCGCTCTTTATTTTTCGAGTCCTGCGTCATGCTGCAACAGCATTAGAATTGCTGCTGAAAAGGTTCTTACGGAGCTTGGGGTTCCAGAAAAAGACGGGGACAAATTCATTTCCTTCGGGAACAGAATGCAGCTACTACCTGAGGCGCAGAACCCAGTAAGAGAGCTTTTTAGTGCAATCAGATGGCTTGGCAATCATGGAAGCCATCCAGGCAATGAAGTTGAATTCGATGACGCTTTGCATGCGTTCGAAATTACTGAATATTTGCTTGAAGAAGTCTATGGTGAGCGCAAGCAGGCTCTCAAAAAGCTTGCCGATGCAATCAACGATCGTAAAGGACCAGTTAGTCGCCTGCAGCGAATCGGTGCGAACTAGATTTCGAAATTGATCGGATCACACTGTTGCCGTCGACTCAGGCGAGTAATCCATCCACGAAAGCTTGGTCGGCGACTTCCGCCTCAGATCGTTCTGCGGCAGCTTGACCTTCGCCCTGATGACGATGTCCCGGCATCGACCAAGCTTCCTGATACGCTCGGCGTAATCGGCGGCGTACTGGGGGGCATCGAACATGCTACTGAGCTGAGCGACCCGCTTGCCGTCCATGATCTTGATGACGCGGTCTTCGACAGCCTGGAGCCACCGGCTCATGGACAGCTCGACCCGCTTTCCTTTCTCGATCTTGAAGTCTCGGACCTTGCGCTTAGCCTCTTCGCGAGCGAAGTGTTCATTCATTCCAAACACGGCAAATGTGCTCATGGGCAATCTCCAGGCAGACGCCTGCCTCGCCGGCTGGCGTGATTCGTTGAAGTGGGGTGTCCGGACAAGCGGGGCATAGGCGCTCCCGCGATGACCTACTCTTGATGGGCAGTTCCCAATATTGAGGAGATCATCATGTCCAAAGGTGGAGGTGGTAAAAGCTCAAGCAGCTCTGGTGGATCGAGCAAAGGTAGCGGCGGATCATCGCGCGGGCCTTCGAGTCATCCAGGGCCCGGTGGTAACTGGCCGAGTACAACGTCGGGCCCCTCGGGCGGCCATCGGGGCAATGCACCGTCAGGCAAGAAAGGCTAATGTCGGTAGGAGCGGTCGCTTATAGCTCAACGGTGATTGTGATGAGCGCGAAACCTGATGTTCAGGCCATACGGCTAATCGGCGAAGAGGTCGTGCGACTGCTCAGCCTTCCCGATGACGAACTGGATGCTGAGACAGAAGGTGGGCTTCGGCTGATTGCTGACCTTGCTCGGTGGCGCGAGATGTTGGCCGCACCCATGCCGAGGGTTTATCGGAATAGGTGACGGCGGGTCATGCGGCTGCGCGCTTCAGTTGCTCGGTGAGCTGAGTGGGCAGGCCGCGCAAGGTCAGCGTGCCACCGGCTTCGTCAAACTCGATCTTCGAACCGAGCAGGTGCTGCTCGAAGCTGATCGACAGTCCTTCGGCGCGACCAGTGAAGCGACGGAATTTGTTCAGGGTCTTTTTGTCGGCCGGAATGGTTTCGGATAGGCCGTAATCTTTATCGCGAAGGAAGTCGGCGAACTGCTTCGGCTGGTCCTCGTCGATCAGCTCTGAGAGCTCGTCGAGAGTGATTGGCTCGCCGCGCTTGGCCTGAGCCATGGAGTAGCTGACAAGGGCCTGAGTCTTCTCGCGGGCCGACTCTTCGCCAAGGCCCTCGCTTTCTACGAAGTTGCTAAACGCTTTGAGCAAGGTTCGGGTTTCGCCCGGGCCGTCGACGCCTTCTTGGCAGCCGATGAAATCACGGAAGTAGTCGTTTGCCTTCCGGCCATTCTTGCCCTTGATGAACGAAATGTACTGGAGGGATGCTGGGTTGCTCTTCCATTCGCTGAGGTTGATCCGCGCGGCCAGATTGAGGTGATCCAGGTCAAGGCGCCGCACCGGCATCAGTGTCAGCCCGTCAGTCATGGTCACCGCTTCGGTTTCCTGCAGCAGGGCGATGATCAGATATTCGGTCAGACCTTGCTGGTAGTGGCAGAACAGCGCGTTGCCACCTACTGACAGATTGGATTCTTCCATCAGCCTGGTCAGGTGCTCGACGGCGTTGCCGCTGAAACTCACGAAATCATCGGCGCCGGCCAGGTACTTATCGAGCCAGCCGCTGAGAGGGAAGGCACCCGATTCGGCATGAAAGAAACCCCAGGCTTTGCCGGTCTTCGCGTTGTAGCTTTCGTTGAGCTGGCTCATCAGATCGTCGCGAGTCTGGCTTTCGATCAGCTCAGCGTTGCCGTAATGCAGAATGGCCGGGGTGCCGTCGGGCTTTTTGTCGATCTTGTGGATGATGCTGTGGAGAACTGGCATTGCGGTTACCTCGGGTAGGCGCCGCCCTCCGTGACCGGTGGTGGCAATTTGGTTTGGGTTGGGGTATTACGGGTAACTGGCATGGGGTCAGATAACATGGAGCAGGTAGTGAATAAGAAATCGCGACTCGATTATTATATAGGGCTAATAATCTTATTTATCATAGGTGCATATATAGCTTATTGGACTTATCTTTATACTGGATTAGATTCCGCGCCACTTGGTGTTCTCGATCGAACTCGTTCCGGGACATTCGGTGATGCGTTTGGTGTAATAAACGCTCTTTTTTCAGCGCTGGCATGCAGCGGTGTTGTTGCCACTCTCCTGTACCAACGGCGAGATTTATCCGCTCAGAAAGAAAAATCGGAAATGCAGCAATTTGAAACGCAGTTTTACAGTCGCCTAACATTGCAGCAAAATGTTGTCGATAGGCTTGATCTGGTAGATAGAAAAACAAAAGCGGTAATAGCTACTGGACGTGACTGTCTTAAAACTATTTTTCGTGAAATGAAAAGAATTTACTCTGCTGCTACCAAGACTCGCAAACACGACGCCGCACTTACGAAATCTTACTCAGTTATTTGGGGGCATTTTCATAGTGACTTAGGTGTCTATATGAGGTCGCTTTACAGTGTTTTAAAATTCGTGTCGGAGAGTGAGTACCCCGATAAGAAAAAATTAGGCGTGGTTGTAAGGTCGCTATTGTCGGATTTCGAATTGGCTCTCATTTTTTACAACTGCTTAAGCGAAAAAGGTGAGAACTTCAAGAGGTATGCTGAGGAATTTCAGTTATTCGACAATCTGGATATAGATATTTTGATGTTGAAAGAGGATGTACGCCGAGTGCCAAAAGCAGCATGGGGCAACAATGCCGCTGCGCTAGCGGTTTTCAAGATGCATGAATCTTAGTGTTCTTTGATATCTATGTCACATTTGGTGCGGCGTCCTTTGCTGCCGCGTTCTCGCGTTTCTTGCGCTGCTTGATGGCTTCCGCCGTCGGCTCCTGCTGTTCCTCGGCCATGGCCTACCTCTTCAATTCCGTGGGCCGGTATATCCAGCCATGTCTGTCGTCGGCGCTGGCGCACCTGGTTGCTGATTCGCCTCAATGCCCAGCACCGAAGTAAGCGAACACAACCAGTAAAGCGGCGGCACCGATGGTCCAGCGGAGCATGCTTCGCCCGAAACTTCCGGCGGACACTCGGACGTCTTCGAAGAAGTCCGCGTTCTTTTCGAGTTGCTTTGCGTAATCGCAAGCCGTGCTATGGCCGTCACGGGCGCCGCGGGAAAGCCCGGTACCGCGCTCGATAACGTCGAACTTGTTCTTGCCCAGCGGCACGACATTGAAGCGTGGTGCGCGCACTGGCTCTTCGCGGCCGATCATCTGGAACATCTCCGAGGTGGACATCGAGACGCGTTCCCGCAACACCTGCAGGACCGCTTGTTTTTGGCGAATGGTCTGATTCATGACGATTCCTTCTGGTGGGTTGCGGTTATTTGTCAGCACTCGGGCGTCCTGCTCGTTGCCGTTGGGCGCAGGGGAGAGTGCTGACGGATAAAGGCAGGCGTAAAAAAGCCCGATCGGAACCGGGCTTTTGTTTACGTCACTCGTCCAAGGCGGGCGATGTCAGACGTGGGTGATGGAAAGGTCACTGATGATGCACACCGAGCCGTCTTCCGGGTCGGTGGTCTCGGAGTAATCGATCTGGTTGTACACGCCGCCGTGGAAGGCGAGGGTCTTCGTGTCCCAGGTGTTGTCGAGCCGCATGATTGCGGAGGTTGATTTGGCGCCGTTGCAGCTGGCTGATACGGAAATAGCTCCGTTCGAATTCGCGTGGATGTTGATCTTGAAAAGTGCGCCGAGTGGCACGTTTTCCAGTACGGTCGTGTTTACCGGGTCGTCTTGAAGGTAGCTCGACCTGAAGCCCATTGTGATTTTGCCCTTGTTCCAGAACACCTTCACCGGAGGCCGCTCCGAGCCCTGCACATGAATCTGGCCGATCACCACCTTCTGCAAAGAGTTGACCTTTGTCAGCCGCATTTCTTGGCGGTTCCAATGGTCTGCGGCACTCGAAAACAGCCAGTAGCCAGGCTCCTTCCATTCGCAGCGAGTTCGATGGGTGCTCTTGCTGGATGCGCCCAGGGTAGGCGCCGTCATCTGCAGCGATCCGTCAGGAAGCATCGAGATGACGTCAGGGCATTCGATCAGGGCTCGCCAGCCGATCAAGTCCAGGGAGATAGGGTTGGTGGCGGAAATTGGAAGCGGGGTGGCGATCGTGAAGTTGCTGATGTCTACAGTCATTGTCGATTCCTTATTTCATTTGATGTCACCTTTGCTCTGTTGAGCATTTCGTTCGATGTAGGCCTACATCCCGCTGCACCCTGTCGCCAAGGTGCAGAAGTGATGCTGTCCGTCCTATTGCCGCTGGAGGAGCGGGGCGCATTGCTTGCCGGGTCATTCACACGGTTGAGGCGTTTCACCATCGAGCAGCCGTACAGGGTTCTCCCCATCGTTGGCAGGCTTTCGGGCCTGTCTGCTCGCCGGTCGCCGGTAGAGGCAATGCGGTCTGTTGTTTGTTGCGCTGACTGTTAAAGAGCGGTTGAGCATTTCGGCTCTTGCCTCGTGTGCTTGCTCTGAAGCACAAGTCGGCTTGCATCAATAAAAGCATGCTTGTGAATTGAATGCAAGCACGCTTGTACTTATTTTGCTTACTGTATGTATGTACAGTATTATAGGGAGGCGGTTATGGCTAAGCAGAAGGGGGGCCCGGCGCCATCGCCACGGGCAGCAATGACGGGCATGGAGCGACTGGGTCTAAGGGTGTCGTCGATGATTAATCACCCAGTGGCGCAGGCGCAGCGCTGGGTGACGATTCATCGCCTGGACACGGATGGGGATAGGGAGTGGGAGGAGGTACTGGGCGTGATTGCCGATACGGACGAGCTTGAGCTGACGCTCAATGACGACGGCAGCGTGACGGTGAGGTGGCAGCAGCAAGAAGTGGAGACGGCGGAGAGGGGAGAGGTTGAGCTTGAACTCGAAGAGGAGTTGGCACCTTTCTGACAGACAACAAAAAGCCCGCTGAATGGCGGGCTTAGCTTCAAATACGTTAATGGCTGCGGTACTTTTTCCCAAGATCGCTGTATACGAGTTCTAGTGCATCGTCTGATTCAGAAAATGGCCAGTGCTCTTTAAGCGCTGTTGGATTTTCATAAGCCAATAGGTAAGAAAGAATAGCTACTGGCTGTGACCAAAATACATCGGAATCAATTCTAGACTTGATTCTATCGCTAATGTATTTTCTGTGATTCAAGAATTCATCGAGCGTGTAGAGCACGTCTTCCTTTAAGAGATCGGTAAGATTCTCTAGAACAAGCATATTAAACTTTTGATCTTTGAATTTCTTGTTTGAGGTGTAAGAGTCATAAATTCCCGTGAGCTGCTCAAGCAGCTCTCCGCGAATTTTAGTTTCCGACTCTAATATGCTCATTGTCTCACAGAATAAGTGATCAGCGGTTTCTATCAGTGCCGCGCTGCTAGATACGAATCGAATAGCCCTGCTGGGCGCTCCCCATGAACTTTTATAAATGCTGTCATGGACTACCTCCGCATAGGCATGCTGCATAAGAGTGCGTATCTGCAACTCACAACACGTTTCTTTTGGTATGTGAATACCATCGATTACAGTTTCAAGTTTAGCACGTATTTCAAAATGATGGGATTGGTATCCGAATTTGTCAGGTGCGTTCTCATACTCTTTCGATGTGTCACGAGACTTTTGTATTTTCCAATCGGTATAAGAACTTAGTGCTCGACATAACTCATCTACATGAGGGCTGAGAAGGCACACAGCGCGAACGCCCACTAGATCCGTCATGTCAATCATCGGATTTTTGTATGACTTGCGAGAGAGCTTGCCAACAGCGGAATCAATCTCTTTCACTCTGCTTGTAAGTATTTGCAGGGTCAATCCCTGAGCCCGTGCCAAATTTTCAACTAGTTCAAGGACGTGTTTGCCCCAGCACCGAAGTTCCGGCTGAGCAAGAGTTAGCTTGTCCTTGAACTCTTCAGGAGTCATTTTATTCTTGACCTTGCACTACGCCCTTGATACGCACAGGAGTGTACCCATCCACCTGAGGCTCGACCTTCACATATTCAGCGAAGTCAACTTCAGCAGGAACCTGAATTTTTATCCCAGTACTGAAGTCCACCCGACGAGGCCGGCGCAGTTTTGCCTTAATATAGGCAAGATCTTTTATCATCGCCGTATCAGGGAGCCCTGCACTGGTCATGGCCTGAACATAGTCGTTTCGAACTTCCTTCGGTAGATACTCGTCTGAGAACGTAGTTATCGACATTGTACCTTTGTTGCTACGCAGGTCCGAGCGCAGGGCTTCAAGCAGTGCGCCTCGTTCTTCTGGGCTTACGGCCAACGTGTTAATGAATGTCTTAGTGCTCTCATAGAACTTTCTAGTTTGATATTTTGAAGATCCGACAATGTTCATTCCCAGAAATGCATTATAGAAATACGCTGCGGCCGACTTGGTTTCGGTGCTAGTTAACAAGTGATCAAAAAGGAAGTATCTGTAGTTGTGCTGAAGAAAGAGCCCGTCTGTAGGCGCTTGATAGGAAATCTCAACTATTAACCCGATCTTGTATAGCCTTTGGGTTTGGGATAGAAGCATCTTTTTAATAAGCGTCAGACTTACCGATCCGTTTACTTCAACAATGTTAAAGCCTTTATCCGTTTCTGCCTTTATGACTGCTATGTATGGGTTTTGATTGATTCCGACCTTGCCCGCCAAAACAATCAGTATGCCACCCGGCCATTTGGGGTTTGTCTGTGCGTCGGCAAGGTCCTCTGCGATTTTTTTTGATCGGGCGACGAAGTCTAAGTCATTTGCACGGATCATCGCGGCAGCTTTCTGCATGAAAGAGTTAGCATCTGTTTTTTCAACGTTAATTTCGATGCCGTGAGAAGCGCTCCCCAGCGCCTCAGTCACTCGAACCTGTACAAGATCACGCGAATCAATATCCAACGTAATCAAGTCGTCAGATAGTTGCGGCGGAACTAAAACCCCTTCTTTTGTTCGGGGGTTAATCGTGTGCGCCACCATTCTTTCGATAGAAAGAGCTTCAAATTCGAACTTGCTCATAATGTCCCTATAGTTTCTGTTGGCTTGTATTTTTTAATTAGTTGTTATGTAAGTTATAGCTGCGTATATCCGATAGGAAGACAATCTAGTTATAGTGGGCTCCCATTCCATACGTATAGCACCCGAGCCAGGATATGGGTGTCATCCACACGGATATCCTCAGGGTCGTGGTGCTTGTTGTCCGAGATCATCTTGAAGCGGTCCTTGCCTTTCTTCTGCAAGCGCTTTACGTACAGCATGTCGTCGTGAGAGAAGAGGTAGATGCCATCCCCGGTGAACTCCCGGATCGTGATGTCCACGAGCAGGGGGTCGCGATCCTTGATCGTCGGAGTCATAGACTGACCCCACCCAGTAATCATCTTGAGATGGAAGTGCTCTTTGAAGGTGACGCCCAGGTCACGCAAATGTTTGGGGCTGACCCGTATGTCCTGAAGCATTTCTGGATATTCATGCGGGATCTGCCCGCCGCCCATCGCTGCGCGCACGTCGTAGTGGGCAATCCATACTTCATCACCGACCTGACCGGCCCGAGTGAAGTCGACTTTCACTACGTTGGTTGACTTCGACTCCAGCGCAGTTTCTTCCACTGCCTCGGCGATTCGCGCTCGTGCTTCTTCCGACAGACCCCGGCCGTGCTTAGCGAGCATCTGCTTGACCAGATCTGCAGATGACTTATTGCTGGGTTTTGGAATATCCACGACCTTCCGGCTCGGCGGCTCACCCTTGCCGGAAAGTAGCCAATCAACCGTCGTGTCATAGCCTTCAGCGATCGCGACGAGGTTTTCGTTCTTTATGTTGCCGGTGTCGCCGGCAAACCACTGACGAACAGCTTCGTAGCTGACCCCGCAGGTTGTCGCTATATCCCTTTTGAATCCTCGTGGCCCGATCTCAGGCTTTCGCGCAAGGACGAGTTTCGTAATCCGGTCAGTAATTTTCATACAAGCAATCTACAAGTTAGCTTGGCAAGCATGCTTGCTTAGTAAACACAAGCATGCTTGAATTGACGCGTACCCATAGGAGTCAGCCATGAACCGTGCCGACGCAATTAAACATTTCAAAGGGATCACGCCCCTCGCAAAAGCGCTCGGCATTACGTACGAGGCTGTCCGGCAGTGGGGCGAGGAGATTCCTGAGCTACGTCAGTACCAGCTTGAGCTTGTAACTGCCGGCCAGTTGAAGGCCGACAAAAAGAAAACTGCCGCATAAGCCGTCCTTGTCATTGATCTATTGAGCGAATGATCGCCGCACCTGGCGAGCGCTGCCACGGAAACAAATTTGAGGTTTTACGAATGGAAGATTTCTTGAGGGCCTGCCACACCACCATCAAGGAAAGCGGGGCAGAGGAGCTGGCGGGGAAAATGTGCATGGCACACGTGAGCCTGCTCCAGCGCTCGAACCCGGACAACGCGGCACATCACCTGACCATCGAGCATCTGTTCGGCGTGCTGCTGCATACGCAAGACATGCGCCCATTGCTCGCTCTCGCTGATCAGTTCGGCTTTGACCTGGTGGCGCGCGAGAAGCCGGCCGCCAAGCCGTTGATGGCCGCGCTGGGCCTCCTGTCCGCCGAGTGCGGCGACGTAGGTCGATTGATCTTTGATGCCACGGCTGACAACCACATCAGCCAGCACGAGAAAGCCCAAGGCGAGAAAGCAATCCTTGAAGCAATCGAGGCGCTGAACGTGCTGCGCGAATCGCTCAAGGCCGCCTGAATTACAGGCATAAAAAAACCGCCTGGCAGGGCGGCTTCTTCAACAACTTGTAAAACACTGTGCGGCCATTATGAACACGATCGTTACTCCCGGCAAGACCCGCTATGTCGTGACACTTTTCGAGCAATCGCAAAAGGTGTCACGACTCAGCGTCACAGTTGAATCTGAAACAGGGGATCAGCTGTGAGCACCATAATCATGAGCTTGTGCTGGCCGCTTCAGGGCATGAGCGGGCCACAAAAGGCAGTGCTGATCTCGTTGGCGGACAACGCAAACGATGAGGGCGTTTGCTGGCCATCCGTTGCGCGTATTGCGGAACGCACCTGCCTGGCTGAAAGGACTGTCCAGACCGCTATCAAATGGCTGGGTCAGGTTGGGCTTTTGTCTGTCCGTGAACGGATGGGCCGCTCGACGATGTACACCTTAACCCCGGCAGCATATGCACCCCCGCAAGAGTCGCACCCCGCAGCAGATGCACCGTCCCCCCCGCAGCTCACGACAGAAACCCCCGCAGCAGCCGCACCCAGAACCGTAATAGAACCATCAAGTGAACCGTTACCTCTTGTTGGCGATGAGCAACCGTCGAAGATTTCGAAGCCGAAGTGCCCAACCCAGGCAATCGTCGATTTGTTCAACTCGACGATTCCTGAGTTTCCTCGAGTCGTGATGTTGACCAAGGATCGGATCGCCAAGATCAACGCCCGCTGGAATGAGAGCGACGTGCACCAGGATCTCGGCTTCTGGGCTGAGTATTTCGCCCAGGTGCGTTCGAGCAAGTTCCTGATGGGGGAGGTGGCCGCTGCTGGTGGCAGTCCTTTCCGTTGCAACTTCGACTGGCTGATCGCCCCGAGCAACTTCGTCAAGGTTGTGGAGGGCAATTACAATGCGTGACCCCTACAACATCGAGGCCGAGCACGGCCTGCTGGGCGCGATGATGCAGCGCCCTGAACTGATCGACTCCCTGAGCGATGACCTGTCCGCCGAATCGTTCTACTTCCCGGAAAACGCCGAGGTATACCGGGGGATCATGGCGGTCCGCTCGGCCGGCAAGTCCGTCGACTTCCTCACGGTGGGGGACCACGTTGGCGTCTTGCCGGATGGCTCTCCGGCTTTTGCCTACTGCGCCGAAATCGTCAACGGTACGCCCAGTGTCGCCAACGCCAAGACTTACGCCGTCATCGTGCGAGAGCGAGCCGTCGAGCGAGCTCTGTACGACCTCGGCGGCCAGGCCATGGAGATCGCGCACAGCGAGCAAGATCTTCAGACGAAAATCGCCGCCGTTCAAGCCGCTGCTATGGCCATCGATTGCGGTGCTGGTGATGACGACATCGTCAAAGTCGGTGATGTGTTGGTCGATCAGTTGGAGGTGTGGCAGGAGCGCCATGATCGTCATGCCCGCGGCGAAACCCTGATCGGACTTTCGACCGGCCTGCGCGACCTGGACGAAAAAATCGGCGGCCTACAACCCGACCACCTGTACATCGTGGCCGGGCGTCCCGCCATGGGCAAAACCACGCTGGCCATGGGCTTTGTCATCGATGCGGCCGTGCGCCAAAGCAAGTCCTCATTGGTCATCAGTCTGGAGATGAACAAGGGCCAATTGCTGGACCGGGCCGTGGCGTCCGAGGGGCGTATTCCGCTCACCATGGTGAAGAACGGCACGGCATGCCAGAGCCACGGCACAGAACTCGCGGCAGCGGCCGGAGTACTGCGCCGTGCTCCGCTGTACATCGCCGACCGCGCCGGCTCGTCGATTGGGCGCATTCGCTCATTGGCTCGCCGCCACAAGCTGCGTTACGGCCTCGACCTGCTGATGATCGATTACCTGCAGCTGCTGGAAGGCGAGGGCGGCAACCGGACCGAAGAGGTGAGCAGCATCAGCCGTGGTTGCAAGCTGCTGGCTAAGGAATTGGGCATCCCCGTCGTGCTGCTGAGCCAGCTTTCCCGCAAATGCGAAGAGCGCCCCAACAAGCGGCCAATCCCCTCGGACTTGAGGGAATCCGGTGCCATTGAGCAGGACGCTGACGTGATCTTGTTCGTGTACCGCGACGAGGTCTATCACGAAAACACCGAAGCCAAGGGCATTGCCGAAATCATCATTGGCAAGGGCCGCGACATCGAGATGGGCACCATCCGCACGGCCTTCCTTGGCCAGTACAACCGTTTTGAAAACCTTGCTGCCGGGTGGAAGCCGGAGGCTGTCGAGCCACCGGCAAAGGTCACCAGCCTGGCCAACCGTTACCGTGAAAAGGAAACACTCTGATGGACTCCAAGCGACTTGCTGTTCCCGAGTCTTCCACCTACCGCTTCGCGGTGTTCTGCTGCTCTTTCAAAATGGATTTGAGCAGCACGCCAGACCATGCCTTGGCGCTGTTCGCCGACGAGGCCATGGCCAAGCGGTATGGAGCGTGGATGTGGCCTACAACGTTCGAGGTGGTTGACCGTCTCGCCCAGCCGGAGGCGACTGATTGAGCGCTCTGATCAAGACCCTGACCGTGAAGCTGTCCGACACCGAAATTCAGCGCAATGCCAAGCTTGAGCATGTGCGCGACCTGCGTGATGCCAGTCACCCGGCGTTGCACTTCCGTTATGCGAAGAACCGCGCGCGCGGGTCTTGGTACCTGCTGAACAAACGCCAGTGGCACCGCATCGGTGGCTTTCCTGATCTGTCCACCAAGCAAGTCGTCGCGGCCTTGCCTGCGGTGCGCCTGCGAGTGGCGGCCGATGGCGCTGCCAGTGTGTCGGGTTGGGTCACTGTCGGCGAACTGCTCGACTGGTTTGCCGATCGCATGGCCCGCTCCCGTGCGCTCTCGGCCAAGCGTCGCGCGGCTGGTAAGTCGGCCATCAGCTGCCAGCTCAAGCCGCGCCTGGATGATCTGCTGATTCGCGACGTGAATGCCCAGACCCTGGACAAGCTGCTGATGTGGCCGGCGCAGGAAGAGTTGTCGCTGTCCTACGTCCAGCAGTTGTACCGCCTGCTCGCAGTGGCCTTCCGGCAGGCCCGCAAATTGGACCTGATCCCGGCCAACCCGATGGCCGAGCTCAAGTTCATCCACTTCACCACGGCGCGCATCCTGCCCAAGCCCGCCCGCCTGCGCGATGTCCAGCTGCCCGAGCTGGTGAAGCAGTTGACCGAGCGGTTCGAGAGTACGCCCGGTGACGCCATGCTGGCCCTGATGATGCTGTGCCACGGCACGCGGATCGGCGAAACCCGTCAGTCCCGCTGGGCTGACATTGCGCTGCCTGAGCGTGAGTGGTTCCTGCCGGCCGAGCACACCAAGGGCAAGACCGAGCTGCGGGTGCCGCTGACCGACCAGGTCTGCGCGTTGTTGCGCCGGTACCGTGATTGCCAGGCCGCCCAAGGGTACGAAGGCCCCTTCATGTTCCCGTCCCGCCGAGGCAAAGCACTGAGCGATAACCAAGCCAGTGCTGTGTTCACTCGGCTGGGGCAGGGCGCCTGGACCAGTCACGACCTGCGCAAGGTGGCGCGCACCGCGTGGACGGACCTCGGGGTCGACGGCCACATCGGCGAGATGCTGTTGAACCACTCGCTGGGCAAGATCGCTTCGACCTACATCAATACCCAGGCCAAAGAGCAGCGTCGTCTGGCGTTGGTGAAGTGGCACAACTGGTTAGATGAGCGCGGCTTCAAGGCGATCCATCAGCAGACAGGCGCTAGATATGAAGAATCGCAAAACCTCGTAGACGCCTTGAATAGCGCGACCTGCGAGTCCATTCCGCAATTTGTTAAGGGCGAGGTTTAAAAGTGATGAAAAAGCAGCATGGCCCCGGCCTTGTGCGCAGATTGATACCGATGACCGAGTGCCCGTCATGTGCCGGAAAGGGAGTGATCAAGGGGCTGCTTTATGAGCTCGACTGCATCGGCTGTCATTCATCGGGCTTCGTTCATGCCCAGACCATGGAGCCGCTGTTGATCGAAGACCTGGTGGTCCAGCTTGGGCGGATGGTTCGCCGGGAGCGGCAACGTTCGCCAGCGGTTGATGGGGTTGTCGCGCACTACCAAGACATTAATCGTCGCGGGCCGGGCGGCTCGTCGTTCAAGGGGGATTGATCCATGGGTATCTATAAGGATGTGATGGGGACGCTGGTCCGTGTACTGGCCGCCGACAACATCGACAACAGCACCAAGCAGTCGTGGCAGAAGCTGATCGATGCCGACCTTCGCCAGGGTGGCACGGGCAGGTCAATCTCGGTCCGCGACAAGTTCGACTATGACTGCTGCCTGCATGCGCTGCTGCACCGCGAACTGGCCCCGGCACAGTGGGATGTGCTGGTTGCCAAGTACTCGACGCACAAGGCCAACAAGGTCGCCGCCATCGGCCGCCTGGTGGCTCGCATGGTTTCCCCAGCCCCACAGCTGTTCATCTATAAGGCGCTCACCGCCTGGGCGATCCCCAAGCTTCGCGGCGAACAGTCGGGCAAGCGCTCCACCGACATGATCGTGCTGCCGGCCGAGTTCTACGACATGAACACCTGGGACCGTGAAGGTAAGCCGGAGTCGACACGCCGCCGCTGGAAGACGGGTATTGCGCGATGCCTTGAGCGCCTCGAGGAGCAAGCAGTGGTGCACGCGACTGAAATATTCGATAGGGAAGAAATCTTTATAGATGCTGCTTGACCGTAGTGGCGCTTTGATCGTAAATTAACCACATAATGTCGATCTTGCGCGTATGAGAGACGACAAATAAAGCCCAGCCACTCGCTGGGCTTTTTGCTTTCTATGCCCGACCTTGCCCTCGTGCGGGGCTTTCTGTTGCATTCAAACTGTGTCAGCCTCGCATCTACACAAAGGGAGGTTGAGATGTCGAAATTTTCTGATCTACGCGATGCCTATAATGCCAAGAAGGCTGCCAATAACGCACATTGGGAAGAGCTCTTTTCTCAGGTCGTAGGGTTAGCTAAATCTTTCTCCGCGTTTTTAGAAATTCCGGAGCATGCTCGGGTTACTGTTGACGGCGTCGAATGCCCGCTCTTGGTAGTAGGAAAGCAGGAAGGGACCACGTTCAAAATCGTGAAGTCCAAAAAAGAATACAGCCGGCAAGAAACTGCATTGCTTGTTGATATGTTGCTTGTGGTCGAGGTAAATGAAGGGAAGCGTCCGGAAAAATCCATCGTTTACAGTTTAAGCGTCGAAAAAACGGGCCAGTTCTACACCATCCGAGATTTGGCTCGCGGCGAAGCTTATGAGATCAGGGCGGGAGACTTCTCGCGGATCACCGAGAACTTCTATCGGTTCGCTGAAACCGAGATCCAATAGCTTTTCGAATACTTGCAAAAATACTCACAGCCTCGGCATTTGCCGGGGCTTTTTCGTTTTCGGCTCCACCACACCCATTGCTCCGAGCTGGGAGTGCTGCTGAAGCCGGATCTATTCCCGACACCACCAGGCCAAGGCCGGGAGTGGTCTATGAGAGTCACCAATATGTCCGAACCTGGTCCACTCACTGCCGCTGGTGGTATTGCACTGTATAAGCTGGGCGCCTTTGGCTTCATTGCCGTGCTTGCCGCAGTTGTTGTAATGGCGATGACACTCCCAAAGACGGTGCGTGAGTTCTGCGTCGCGATGATCAGCACCACGGTCTCAAGCATTTGTGGCGGTGCCTTCGTCGTGCGCTGGTTGGGTATTGGCGACTGGGCAAACGACGATGTGGGACTCATTGCTATCGGCGGTTTGATCTTTGTGTGTGGCTTGCCGGCATGGGTGTTGGTCCGCGCTTGGTTCAAGTGGGCTGAGGCACGCAAGGACAAGGATCTGGGGCAGCTTATGCAGGACGTGGCGAATCTACGCAAAGATCTGAAGGGTAGAAAGTCAGACACCAGCCAGTGAGCTCAAGGCGGCGACAGAGATGACTGTCGCCGCGCTCGCCGCCGGCGTAACTGCTTTACGTCAATTGGACGGATCGATTTCCCGGACGCGAGTCACGTGGGTGGACGCGAAGAAACCGTGTTGTTCTACGGCTTGTAGCACTTCATCCAGCTTGATCCCGGTGGGAAGTTTGTCAAATTCGCTGTCGATTTGGTTGGGACGATCCAAGCCATTTAGAAAGCCCAGCCTTAGGCCAGTGAGCTGATTGATGTTTGTCCCGCGCTCCACGATCAGAAGTTTCTCAAGTGCCTGATCACGGTAGATATCGAGCTGCATTCCTAAGTCCTTTTTTATGAGGGCGTCGGAGTGACGCCTCCCAACCAGACCTGTTATCACGATCAGTCCATTTTTCACAACCCGCGTCCTTGCGGGCTTTTTCGTAAATGAGGCGCACCAATGAGCCAGACCACGCACACAGTGTTTATCCCTGATTGCTTTTTGCCTGTTCGCATTGCAGATGACAGCCGCGCGCCGCGGGGGCTCGATGATCAACGCTTTCTCGCGGTCTTTCAGCGTCAAACCGTTGAGAGCAAGTGTTTCGAAACTGTGGAATTGGAGGCCAAGGATCGTAAGCAGGCGGTGGATGAGGCCTCATTGCTATGGCGTCAACGGGACGGCTTCTACACCGTTGATTACACCGTGGTTGAGCTTGATTGTGGGGAGTTTCAGCCGTGCAAACCGGCGTGGATCACCTGCGTAGCCATGGCTTGGGAGCGCGTACTCAATGAGTAGCAATCGGGATGCACGAGCAGCGTTGCACCGTTTTGGCGCCGAGAACCGCCGGGGACCCTGGGGCTTTTCGAAGGGTACGGGGTCGGAAACCCGCGGGAAAGCGTTAGCCACAGGGCTGGAAAGTTAGTTGACAGTGGTTGACAGGTTGACAAGAAATTCTGTGTTTTCAGCGACAGAATTCGCGTGATCCAAACAGTGTTTTGTAGTGAAGTCCCCCCGGCTATATTGGGCTGTAGGCCTTTTTACGCCTGTTCAGATTCTCGAACAGTAGCCCCGGCGCAATGGTCAGAAGGCTTGTCAACTAAGCCGGGTTAGTTGACAGGCTTGATAAGCCACGACGATGGAGGCCGCATGGCTTTTGTATCTCGCAAGGAGTACTGCGAGCTGAAGGGGTGGTCCAGGCAGTACGTTGGCAAGCTGGTCAAGAATCAACGACTGGTTCTGAATGCTGCCGGGAAGATTGATGTGGATGCCAGCGAGCAGCTTCTGGCCATGACGAGCGACCCGAGCAAGGCCGCCGTCGCCGCTCGACATGAGCGCAATCGCCCGAAGCGAAGTGATCAGCCACCGCTGGAAATAGTCGTCGCAGACTTTATAGATGACTCCTCTGATCCGCCGCCCGACTTTCAAAGGTCACGCGCTCTTCGTGAGCACTACCTGTCGCTTCAGGAAAAAAACAACTTCCTTAAAGCCCATGGCACCTTGGTAGAGCGCAAAGCGGTCGAAGATGCGGCCTATAACGCCGGTCGCTTACTGCGTGATCTTTTGCTTGGAATGGCTCCACAGCTATCGCCTGAACTGGCCTCGATGTCTGATCCATGGCAAATCGAAAAGCGTCTGACGTCGGCTTTGCGAAAAACGCTGGAAGATGCTGAGCGGCTGTCTACAGCAGATCTAGAACAAGCCATTACCCCGAGCTAAACCTATGTCCTTAGAAATGTCGAACGGTGCGACGGTGTACCGCGAAGCGTATTTCCGTGGGCAGCGACCAGAGCCAGATGTCTGGATCGATCAGTGGGCCGACGAGTACATGCGCATCCCGCGCGATACGGGTGCGGCCGAGCCTGGTCAATACCACACTTCGCGTACCCCATATGCGCGTGAGCCGATGCGCTGTCTGTCACCTGCCCACCCGTGCAAGCGCGTGGTGACCATGGTGGCTTCGCAGTTGATGAAAACGCAGATCGCCTTGAACTGGATCGGCGGCCTGATCCATATGGCCCCGTCCAACATCCTCACGTTGTTGCCCAGTCTTGGGTTGGCCAAGCGGGTATCGTCGCGGATTGGTAAAACCATCAAGGCCACGCCGGTTCTGCGTGAGCGCGTGGCGTCTAACCGCTCGCGAGATGCGCGCAACACCATGGACACGAAGGAGTTCGAGGGTGGTTCGCTGTACATCACCACGGCCGGTTCTGCGGCCAATCTGGCGGAGCTTTCCGCCCGCTACATCTATGGCGACGAGGTTGATCGCTGGAGTGTGGACGTGGGCGAAGAGGGCGACCCGGTCGAACTGGCCGAGACTCGCGGCAGTACTTTCGGCCGTAACGCCAAATTTTATTTTTCCAGTTCGCCGACGATCAGGGGGGCGTCACGAATCGCTGATCTGTTTGAGGTCAGCGATCAGCGTTACTACTACGTGCCGTGCCCAACCTGTGAACACATGCAGATTCTGGAATGGGAGCGTTTGCATTACTCGGCGGATTATCAGGTTGTGCATTACCAATGTGCCGGCCCCGACTGCGACGTACTGATCGAAGAGCGCTATAAGGGCGAGATGCTGGCGAAAGGGGAGTGGCGAGCACACACCCAAGGCGATGGCGAAACCATTGGTTTTAACTTGAACGCGTTGTACTCGCCGCCCGGCTGGACCGGTTGGGCCTCGTTGGCCAAGCAATTCGAGAAGGCTAAAAAGGCTCAGGCCAAAGGCGATCTGGAGCCGATGCAGGTGTTTTATAACACCCGTCTGGCCAAGGTCTGGGATAGCGCTCAGGAGCAAACCTCAGCCGGTGTGCTGATGGATCGGGCGCGACTGGAAAGCTACGGGCTTGGCTCAATGCCCGACGGCGTATTGATGCTGACCGCTTCTGTTGACACCCAGGCCAACCGCCTGGAACTGATGGTGATGGGTTGGGGCGCCGGCATGGAACGCTGGGTGGTCGACTTTCAAGTGATCTCCGGCGACCCCGCAGATGAGCGCACCTGGGCGGCGCTGGATGAGTTACTCAAGGCCCGTTACCGACATCCTTGTGGTGCTGAACTGATGATCATGGCTACTGCGGTCGACTCCGGTGGTAACCATACGGATGAGGTCTATCAGTTCTGTCGTATGCGCCGCTGGCGCAGCGTGTTCGCCATCAAGGGGGCGAGCAAGCGGGGCCGGCCGGTGATTGCGCAGCGACCTTCGATGGTCGACGTGACATGGAAGGGCCTGACTGAACGGCATGGTGCCGAGCTTTGGATTGTTGGTACCGACACGGCGAAGGACTGGATCTACAACCGCTATGCATTCGACACCGGCCCGGGAGCGCTGCACTTTGCCAACGACTTGCCGGATGACTTTTTCGCCCAGTGCGTTGCTGAGCGCAAAGTCACCCGTTACGTCAGGGGGCATAAACGCATCGAATGGACCAAGGGCAAGTCCGAGCGCAACGAAGCGCTCGATCTGTTGGTGTACAACCTGGCCATGGCGCATTACCTCGGCATCAATCGCTACCAAGATCACGATTGGGCGCGGATTCGGCAGGCGATCATCCAGTCGGCTTCGGGCGATAGTGGCCAACCCGTTCAAAGCGAACGGCTCAGTCGGCCAGTCGTAACACCGGCAGCACCACAGGCGCCGCAACCAGCCGTGAAATCACGTCCGACAACGCCCCCCCCACAACGCCGCAGTTCCACCAGTGGCTACCTGAAGAGACGCTGATATGTCATTTACGAAAAAGCACCTCGACGCGGTTGAGGCGGCCATTGCTCGCGGTGAAAAAACTGTGCGCTATACCGACCGTACCGTGGAATACCGCACGGTCGATGAGCTGCTCAAGGCGCGCGAAGAAATTCGTACGTCACTGATCAGCGCGGCCGGGCCACGCTCGCGGGTGGTTCGGTTGTACCACGGAGGCAAAGGACTCTAATGGCCCGTCACTATCCGACGCTCACCCGTAACGGATTCGTGTTGCCGTCGAACATAAAGGCCAGTTACGAAGGCGCCGGGGAGGGCCGCCGATCGACTGGCTGGGATGCTCCCGACAACGGGATCAACAGCATCAACACCCCGGCCTTACGCAACTTGCGTTCACGTTCCCGGGCTGCGGTTCGTAATGATCCGTATGCCTATAACGTGATCGATAAACGCGTCAGCAACTTGATCGGTTCCGGCATCACGCCGCGACCGAAAACCGACGACGAGGCCCTGCGCAAATTGCTGCAGGAGCTCTGGGAGGATTGGGTTGATGAGTCGGACGCCGATGAGCGCACCGACTTCAACGGTCAGCAGGCGCTGGTGGCTCGCACGGTGGAAACTTCGGGCGAATGTTTTGTTCGGCTCCGACCTCGCGGTCTGGACGAAGGTCTGGCGGTGCCGTTGCAGTTGCAGATCCTGGCGCCAGAGTTCGTGCCACACGACAAGTTCGAGACCACCAAAACCGGCAACCTCATCCGCGCCGGGATCGAATTCACCCCCGGCGGCAAACGGGTGGCGTACTGGATGTACCTGTCGCATCCGCGTGATGCGTCGTCGCTGAACGCCGGTTACAACCAACTGGTGCGGGTACCGGCCGCGCAGGTGCTGCACATCTTCGAGCCGGTCGAGCCGGGCCAGTTGCGCGGTGTGCCGCGATTGTCGCCGGTGCTCAAGCGCCTGCGCAGTCTCGACAATTACGACGATGCGGTGCTGTTCCGCCAAGAGGTGGCCAACCTGTTCGCCGGTTTCATCAGCCGGCCGGCACCTGACTCCGGCCCTGTGCCGAGAGATCCGGTTACTGGCCAGCCGCTGAGCCTTGATCGCGACGGCTTCACCCCGATGGTCGCGCTGGAACCCGGCACCATGCAGGAGCTGGGGCCGGGTGAAGAGGTCGAGTTCTCCAAGCCGCCGGACGCGGGCAACAACTATCCCGACTTCATGCGGCAGCAGCTGATGGCAGCGGCAGCGGGAACCGGGACGCCCTACGAAATCCTCACCGGCGACATGCGCGAGGTCAACGACCGGGCGCTGCGCGTGGTGCTCAACGAGTTCCGGCGTCGCCTGGAACAACTGCAATTCGGGGTTTACGTGCACCAGCTGTGCCGCCCGGTGCGCGCTGCCTGGATGGACATGGCGGTGTTGTCGGGTGTCCTGGTGCTCGATGACTACGCCCAGCGGCGACGCCATTACCTACGCACCCGTTGGGTGCCACAAGGCTGGGCCTACATCCAGCCGGTGCAGGACGTACAAGCGCGGCGGATGGAAGTGCAGGCGGGCTTCGCGTCGCGTAGCGAGATGGTCTTGCGCACCGGCTACGACGCCGAAACGGTCGATGCGGAAAACGCCGCTGACCTGGCCCGGGCCACCACCCTTGGCCTCAATTACAACACTCTCGACGCCGTCGTTACCAACGACGACAAGGAACAACCATGAGCAAAAAAACACGACCGCGCGTTTACAACCGGGCTGGCAAGCAGGTGCCGGTGCAGGACAAAACCTGGTACGCGGTGCACGCTAGCGGCGAAGCCACCGAGCGGGTGATCGAAGTCTTTGTCTACGGCGAGATCGGCGGTTGGGGCATCACTGCGAATCAGTTCGTGCAGGATCTGCGCGCAATGGATGACGGTGTCTCGCCCGTTATCGCCGCCTTCAACAGCATCGGCGGCGATCTGTTCGACGGTCTGGCCATGCACAACGCGTTGTCGCGCTTGGGCGAGCGCTGCACCGGGCGGGTGGACGCGTTGGCTGCCAGCGCCGCGAGTGTCGCCGTGTGCGGTGCGCATCGCGTGGTGATCGCCTCCAACGCCATGTTGATGATCCACAACCCGTGGACGTACGCGGCCGGGGATGCCGAAGACTTTCGCAAGGTGGCGGATGTGCTCGACCAGACCATGGAGGCGATCATCGCGGCCTACAAGGCCAAGGCGCCGGACATTGATGAGGTCGAGTTGCGCCGCTTGGTCGCCGCTGAAACCTGGCTGACCGCCAATGAGGCGGTGGCACTGGGCCTGGCCGATGAGGTCGGCGACGGCGTCACGGTCAAGGCCTGCCTAGGCCAGGGCGCTGTGTTGCAGCGATACCAGCACGCACCGGCCGAGTTGCTGGCCCAGCTCGACGAGCCACCCGAGACGGATCCCGACGTGGAGCTCGACAAGCTGCCACCGGCTCCCACGGTGGTCGACTCAGCCAAGTTGGCCGTGATGATCACCCAGCGCTGCGCCGAAGCCGGTATCAGCAACCTGGTCGAGCCGCTGCTCAGCTCGACCAAGTTGGAAAGCGAAGCCATCGTCCAGGCTGGCCTGACCCGCGCCAAGGCGGTGAATGACCTGTGTGTCGCAGCTCGGCTGCCCGAGTTCAGCGTCGAGTACGTCGCTGCTGGCTTGGACGTAGCTGCGGTGCGGGCGCGTCTGTTCGACAAGATCGTCAGCAGCGGCAAGGGCTTTGAAATCGACAACAGCCTGCCGCTGGACGAAGACCTGGCGGCTAAGGTGCAAGCCAAACAACCCGATCCCAATTCGATCTGGGCCGCTCGACAAGCAGCCCAATCCGGAACTGCGCGCGGCGCGAAAGGAGCATGACCATGACCATCCAAAAAGAACCGATCCACGCCGGTGAGTTCCTGCTCTCGGAAGGCGCGGGGAACATTTCACGCGAATCCATCAACGTCGCTGCCGGCCCTGCGTTGTACCCGGGCCAGATCCTCGGGCTGGTTACAGCTACCGGTCACTTTGCGCCGTACGCTCCGGCGGCTGAGGACGGCAGCGAGACGGCCGTCGCCATTCTCTTCGGTCCGCTGGGCGAGTCTGATGTGGTGCGCCGGGGGCGCGCGGTAGTGCGCTTGGCTGAAGTCAGCGAATTGCATTTGACCGGGCTCGACCTCGATGCCGAAAAGGCGCTGGCTTCCCACTTTCTGATCGTCCGATAGGTCGATCCGTCCCCTTTATGCACCCCGCCCTGAGCGGGGTTTTTCATTTCTGGAGAGTACCCATGGCCGATATCGCCATTTTTGACGACGAAGCGTTCACCGTTACCGCGCTCACCGCAGCACTCAACGATCAACCCTACCTGCCGGGTCGCATTAGTGCCCTGGGTCTGTTCCGTGAGGAAGGGGTTACCACCCTGACCGTACAGATCGAAAAGGATGGCGACACCTTGGCGCTGGTGCCGGCGGGCGAGCGGGGTAGTTCTGGCCTGGTCGTCGCAGCCAGCAAGCGCAATCTGATTCCGTTCAACACTGTGCACCTGCCGGAGCGCTTCACCATCAAGGCGGATGAGATCCAAGGCATTCGCGCCTTCGGCACTCGCACCGAACTGCAAGCGGTGCAGGATGTGGTCAATGCCCGCCTGGCGAAGGCGCGTCGTCAGTTGGACGCTACGCATGAATTCCAGCGCATGGGCGCACTGAATGGCCTGATTCTCGACGCCGACGGGTCAACGGTGCTGCTGGACTTGTACGACCGGTTCGGTGTGGAGCGTCAGAAGCTTTCCATGGGCTTGGCTGATCCAAGCACGGAACTACGGGTTAAGTGCCTCGAAGCGCTGGATATGCAAGAAGATGCGCTCGGCAGTGTAACCAGCACCAGTTCCCGCGCCTTCTGCGGCAAGCACTTTTGGAGCAAGCTGATCGCCCATAAAGCGGTCGTTAAAACCTATGAAGGCACGCTCCAAGCTGCAGCGCTGCGAGGTGATGCCCGGGAAAGCTTCGAGTTCGGCGGCATTACCTGGGAACGTTACCGTGGCAAGGTGGCCGGTGTGTCTTTCGTCCATGACGATAAAGCGCTGCTGGTCCCTGAAGGTGTTCCTGATCTGTACATCTCGGTGTTCGCACCGGCCGACTACATGGAAACGGTCAACACCCAGGGCATTCCGTACTACAGCATGATCGAGCCGCTGCCGTTCAACAAAGGCATGGCCGGTGAGGCGCAGTCCAACCCGCTGCACCTGTGCACGCGTCCCCGCGCGCAGATCCTGCTGGAGCTCTGACCGTGGGCTTTCGCGACCTGATCGCCGAGGTCGACGCGGTGGTGTTCGAAACGCTGGGTGACACCGCACGGATCGAAGGGCGGGATGAACCGGTGCTCGGTATGTTCTCCGCGCCCTGGCTTCAGCCGAAGATCGGCAAGCTCAACACCGGTCTGCGCGAGCCCCGGTTTGAGATCCGCGTCAGCGACTCTCACGGACTGGAGCAGGGCATGCTGGTCACCGTCGATCTGCCTGCATTGGATGGCGGCGGTGAGTACGACCTGCTGCAGCTGGAGCCTAGCGGTGACGGCTTGGTCGCCTTGATCCTGAGGATGCGCGCATGAGTGTCGGCAGCTACTTCAAATCGTCGGCCGGTGGCGGAATGCTCTCCATCCAGTCCTCGGCCGCCGACCTGCAAGCGTTCGAGGACTTTGCCAAGCTTGTGCCGAAAGCGGCCGCTGCAGCGCAACGTCGAGCGATCAACAAAACGTTAGGGTGGTTGCGTACGCACATTGCCCGCGCTGTAAGTCGGCAGGAGCGCATCGCGGTCGCGGCGGTGCGTCAGCGTCTGCGCAGTTACCCCGCCTCCGGCGGGGCCACCAGCGGCAAGTTGTGGTTCGGTCTCAATGCCATTGAGTCGAGCCGGATCGGCCGAGCAAGACAATCCGGCAGCGGCGTGTCGGTGGCCGGGCGGCGTTATCAGGGCGCGTTCCTCAAACAGGTCTACGGCAACAAACCGGACATCTGGATTCGCACGGCCAGCAAGCACTTCAACGCGGACGACTATCCTGACAGCACGGTGTCGGGTGCTGGCGGGGCCAGTTCGGGGTGGGTCGCGGAAAACGGCAATCGCTTTCCGCTGGCCAAGGCCAAGGTGTCGCTGGAGCAGGCACGGCCGCACTTCGATGCGTGGATCAAACGTGCCCATGCGCGGTTGCTGGAAATCCTGCAGCAAGAATTTAACTTTGAGCTGCAGAAGTACCTGAGGGGGACGGCCAATGTCTGATGAGCCTTTTAGCCTTGATCAGCTCTACCGGGCGATTGAGCAGCATCTAGCGAGCAACTTGCCGGGTGTAAAAGCGGTCACCGCCTGGCCGAACATCAAGGACCGCATTGCGTTGCCCGTGGTGTTTATGGAAATGGCTGAGATGGAGCCAGGCAAGGATATCGGCACGGGCGAGACCACGCTGATTTGCCGATTCGAGGCGCGGATCATTGTTGATCCGATCAAGCCGCAACATTGCCAGCAAGCTGCTCACCTGGCGGCACAGTTGGCCGTGTTGCTGCGCATGCAAACCTGGGGCGTTGCGGTCGAGCCTGCCGAGTTCGTTCAGGCCATGCAGGATTGGACCAAGCCGGAGCTGGATGGCTACACCGTTTGGCTGGTGGAATGGACCCATCAGTTGTACCTCGGGGTTGAGGAATGGCCGTGGTCGGACGAACCATCAGACGCACCGCCGGGAGGCGACTATCCCATTGAGCTGGAGTTCACCCCGGAGGATTTGCCATGAGTTACGCCAGTGCTGAGCATGACCGCATGATTGCGGCCATGCTGATGCCGTGCGTGGTGGTCGGCGTGGATCTGGCGGCGCCGGCGGTGCGCGTGTCGAATGGCGAATGGACCAGCGCCTGGGTGCGCTGGCACAGCCTTGCGGCCGGTAAGGCGCGGCACTGGCGGGCGCCCAGCTTGGGCGAGCAAGGGGTGTTGTTCAACCCCAGCGGTCAGGCCGGCATGGGTACCTTCATTCCGGGGCTGTACGGCGACGCTGGCGGCCAGCCGGATAATCGCGATCATGTCGAGGTCTGGCGGTTTGATGATGGCGGCTCGTTGGTCTACGACTGGCAGGCCAAGAGCTACACCATCACCTTGCCGAGCGGCACGGTCACCATCAAGGTCGGCAGTACCGAGGTGGTCGTTACGGATAACGCCGTGACGGCCAAGGTCGGCGGCACCGAGGCGGCGCTAACGCCTGATTCGATCGCACTGAAATCGACGGCCATCAAGCTGACCGGGGCGGTGGTGATCGACGGGACGTTACACGCCACGAAGAACATCACCAGTGCTGGCTCGATCATGGATACCACGGGTAACAGCAACCGTCACACGCACTAATCAATAACCCTCTGAGGCCCGCCGCGAGCGGGTTTTTTTATGCCTGGAGAAAACATGGCCAAGACCACTGAACAGCCCGCCACGAAACACTCGCCGGCGGCGGATCTGCTGCTGACCTTTCGTGACAAGGTTTACACCTCGCGCACCCTGATCATTCCGGACATGGGCCGCACACTGGCAGTGGCCCGCGGTGTGGTCGAGGTGTCCGTGTCCGATGAACCGGCCGTGAGCTACCTCAAGGCCAACGAAGAATTTGCACAAGCGGAGTGAGTTAGATGATCGGAATGGACCGCCACACCGGCCAACCCATTTCCGGCATCGAGCACTTGCGGCAGTCCATGGGTGACGTCCTGGGCACGCCGCTCGGCAGTCGCCGGCACCGTCCTGAATACGGCAGCAAGCTCAGCGCTTTTGTCGACTTGCCCGTAAACGCTGGCTGGAAAAGCTCGGTGCAAGCGGAGGCGGCCAGGGCCTTGGGGCGCTGGGAGCCGCGCCTGAAGCTGGAGAGTGTGCGGGTGCTGGCGGTTCTGGGCGGGAAAATTGATCTGAGCATTGCCGGTGAATACCTCGGCGACCGCTTTGTGTTGGAGGTTAGCGTATGAGTGGCTTGGATCTGTCGGCGCTGCCGGCACCGGAGGTGCTGGAGCCCCTGGACTTCGAAGGCACTTACGAGGAAGGGCTGGCGGCGTTTCGCGGTTCCATGGGCGAAAACTGGACGGCCACGCTGGAGAGTGACCCGGTCACCAAGGTGATCGAGGTCGGGGCCTATATCAAGCTTGGCAACCGCGCCCGGGTCAACGACGCGGCCAAGGCCCTGCTGCTGGCCCATGCCATCGGCAGTGACTTGGATCAGTTGGGCGCGAACGTCAACCTGAAGCGCCTGGTGATTCAAGCCGAGGATCTGCTGGCGGTGCCGCCAGTGCCGGAGATCAAGGAAAAGGACGACCCGTTTCGTGAGCGCATCCAGTTGGCCTTTGAAGGGCTGACCACCGCGGGGCCGCGCAACAGCTACATCTTTCATGCGCGAAACGCTTCGGGGTTGGTGACAGATGCCACCGCAGAAAGCCCGGAGCCTTGCGACGTTACGGTAACGGTGCTGAGTTCGGAAGGGGAAGGGGTGGCCAGCCCCGAGTTGTTGGCCACCGTCGCCGCGGCGCTGAATGATGAAAACGTTCGGCCGCTCGGTGACCGTGTGACCGTGCAGAGCGCGCAGATTATTCACTACCGTATTGACGCCATTTTGCACATGAACAGCGCCGGTCCTGAGAGCGACGCCAGTCTGGCGGAAGCCGAAAAACGCTTGGCCGCCTGGATCAACCCGCGCAAACGCTTGGGCGTGGAGGTCGCACGTTCGGCGGTCGATGCTCAGCTACACGTGGCCGGCGTTTCCCGGGTTGAGCTGACCGGGTGGGTGGATTTGGCCCCGAGCAAGGCGCAGGCGGCGTTCTGTACCGGTTATGGCGTGGTCATGGCGGGTGCCACATGAAGAGCTTGTTGCCGAGCAATAGCTCGCAACTGGAGCGCGGCCTGGAGGCCGCGTTTTACGAGCGCCCCATTGTCCCGCTGCGCACGCTCTACAACGCTCAGACCTGTCCGGTGCATTTGCTGCCGCATCTGGCGTGGGCGTGGTCGGTCGATCGCTGGGATCACCGATGGCCGGAGGCCGCCAAGCGCCGGGCCATTGCCGCGTCCTATTACATCCATGCCCATAAGGGCACGATCGGCGCGTTGCGTCGGGTGGTCGAGCCCCTGGGCTACCTGATCGAGATCGTCGAGTGGTTCAACACGGTGCCCGAAGGGGTGCCCGGCACCTTTGCGCTCAAGGTCGGCGTGCTGGACACCGGGATCACCGAGGAGATGTATCAGGAGCTGGATCGCCTGATCGACGATGCCAAGCCTGTCAGTCGCAAGCTGACCGGGTTGGCGATCAGCCTCGAAACTCAAGGCAATTTAAACATTGCCGCTTGCCTCTACGAAGGCGACGAAATCGACGTGTATCCGCCGGTGATGCGTGACATCGAGGTCGCGGGCCGCTTTACCGTGATCGGCCGCGAACACTCCATAGACACCCTGGACGTTTATTATGATTGATGCGAATTCGCAGTTTTTCGCGATCCTCACGAACGTGGGGATGGCCAAGCAGGCGAACGCCGACGCGCTCGGCGTGCCTTGGAAAATCACCGAAATGGGTGTGGGGGATGCCAACCCGGCCGGGCTTGCAGACCCACCCAACCCGGTCCCGTCTCCGGCACAAACCAAGCTGATCAACGAATGGCGCCGCCGGCCGCTGAATCAGCTCAAGGTCGACCCGGTAGACCCGGCGATCATCATCGCCGAGCAGATTATCCCGGCCGATGAGGGCGGGCGCTGGATTCGTGAAATTGGTCTGTACGACGCGGACGGCGATCTGGTCGCGGTGGCCAACTGCGCGCCGAGCTACAAGCCGCTGTTGTCGCAAGGCTCAGGCCGCACGCAAGTGGTACGGATGAATTTCATCGTCAACAACTCCGGCAACATCACGCTCAAGATCGATCCAGCGGTGGTGCTGGCGTCGCGGGCTTACGTCGATGCGGCCATTCTGGAAGTGCTGCCGAAAAACAAGACGGCCGGCGAATACACGCGAGTCAAGGTTAACGAACGCGGGATTGTGGTGTCGGGCGATAATCCGAACACGCTGGCGGGCTATGGCATCGCCCTGGCGACTCAGGCCGAGGCCGAGACCGGAGCCGATAACGCCAAGCCGATGACACCGCTACGGGTTTGGCAAGCGATTGCTAAGGTGGTCGGCCCGGCGACAGAGGCAGCGTTTGGCTGGGCCAAGGTGGCGACGCAAGTGTTGGTTGATGCGGGGGTCGATGACAGTACATTTGTGACACCGAAAAAGCTGGCGGAGGCTATGCGCCGGCAGGGGAGCGGCCAGTGCCGGCTGGTGTGGGTTAACGCGACGACGCTTAAGTTAATTCCATACAACGGCAATAGCTTGGTGATCGCGGGCGTCTCGCGGCAAATTCCCTCGGGTGGGGTAACGCTAAGTAATGTGGGTCTGGCCGCCAGCACTCTGCATCACGTCCATGCGGCTTGGGTCGCGGGGGCGATGGTGCTGGAGGCGGTGCCGGCGACGGCTGGGCATAGTCAGGACTCGGCGACCGGGATCGAGATTAAGACAGGCGACGCGACGCGCTCGTTTGTTGGCATGGCCTACCTAAACGGCTCGTCTCAATTCGCTGACAGTAACACCGCCCGCCATGTTGCCAGTTGGTTTAACAGAAGGTCGGTCGCGGGGATGTTTGCAAGTTCGGCGCAAATTGGTTTTACGAGCACCTCGGCTTCGGAGGTTTCGGCAACGCACCGCATATCGTTTTTGAATTGGGGGGACGAGGCTGTTGATATCCGGGCGGCGGGTCAATATATCCATGGGTCTGCTGGGCAGTCTGTCACGTTGCAATCATTTGTTGATGGTGTGGCTTATGGCAATTCTTCGCCGGCCTTTGAGAATTACTCTAACGGCGGAATACCATTTGTGTCGTTAAATGCGGCGCCGTTATCGGGCGCCCCGCTGGCGGAAGGGCAGCATATCGCGCAGGTATACGGTGCTGTCACGGGTGGGGGTGGTGCAATTACTCAGTTGGCCCACTCATTGATAACGAGGATTTAATTATGGACTTTAAGTCAGGAACTACCCCCGAGAAACAGTTTTATTTGGGCCATAAAGGTATTGGTCCTGCGTTTTTGTCAGAGATCGAGGCGCATGGCGGTTTAATGGGCCAGCACTGGAGTTATCGGGATATGGAGCCCGTCCCTGGCGGGCCGGTGATAACACTAGAGTTTTTTGAGGACACGCCCGCGGACGTTATTGGCGGGGTGGTGTCCGTTTATGAAGCGCACGACCCCGGTCGCCCGGCCTAGGCCGCGTAGCATTACCCGCTTGAGCAGAACAAGCGCGAATAAACGCCCCGCACTGACGGGGCGTTTTCTTTTCCGTTACGCGTAACACGAACATCCCTGACAGCCTCGCTAACGCGGGGCTTTTTTGTTTCTGGAGATTGAGCCCTATGAGTTTCTATCACGGCGTCACCACCTCGCTGATCGACAACGGCGCGCGGACGATTTCGCTTCCGTCGTCGTCGATCATCGGTCTGTGCGACACCTTCACCCCGGGCATTCTGGGCGGCGGCAACGCGCTGGCCGGCGAGCTGAAACTGATCACGACCGAGCGTGAAGCCATTGCGGCGTTCGGGGCGGATTCGGCGATTACCAAAGCGTGCCAGGCCATTTACGTGCGGGCCAAAGCGGTGATCGTCGCCATTGGCGTGCCGAAGCTAGAAGACGCCGCGCTGCAAACCTCGGCCATTATCGGTGGCGTGCTGGCCTCGGGGCAGCGCACCGGTCTGCAAGCGCTGCTGGACGGCAAGAGCAAGCACAACGCCCAGCCGAAACTGCTGATCGCGCCGAAGCATTCCGCCACGCAAGCGGTGGCCACCGCCCTGGATGCGCTGGCCGGCAAGTTGCGCGCGATCGCCATTCTCGACGGTCCGAACACCACCGATGAGGCGGCCATGGCCTACGCCCTGGAGTTCGGCAGCAAGCGCCTGTACATGGTTGATCCCGGCGTAAAGTACTGGGACACGATCGCCAGTGCGACGATCGACGCGCCGGGCTCGGCGTGGACGGCGGGGCTGTTTGCCTGGACCGATGCCAACTACGGCTATTGGGCGTCGCCGTCGAACAAGGAGTTTGTCGGCATCACCGGTACCACCCGGCCGATCGAGTATCTGGACGGCGACGAGACGTGCCGGGCCAACCTGCTGAACAACGCAAACATCGCCACGATCATTCGTGATGGCGGTTATCGCTTGTGGGGCAACCGGACGCTGTCCAGTGATCCGAAGTGGGCATTCGTCACTCGCGTGCGCACCTGCGACATCCTCATGGATGCGATTCAGGCGGGGCACAAATGGGCGGTGGATCGCTCGATCACCAAGACCTACGTGCAGGACGTGACCGAAGGCCTTCAGGCGTTCATGCGCGATCAGAAGAACGCCGGCGCGATCATCAACTTCGAAGTCTACGCGGACAAGGAGCGGAACACGGCCAGCCAGATCGAGCAGGGCAAAATTTTCTGGCGCATCCGTTTCACCGACGTGCCGCCGGCCGAAAACCCGAATTTCCTCATTGAAGTCACCAACGAATGGCTGACCGAAGTTCTTGAAACCGCCTAAGGGGGCCGCTCAATGATTCCTCAAGTTCTCACCAACTGCGCCGCGTTTGTTGACGGCGTGAGTTTCGCCGGCGACGTGCCGACCTTGACCCTGCCGAAGCTGACGCAAAAGGTCACCGACTATCAAGGTGGCGGCATGTCTGCGCCGATCGAGCTGGCCACCGGCATGGACAAACTGGAGGCGGCGTTTACTACCAACGGTATTCGCCGCGAGTCGCTGAAGTATTTCGGGCTGGCCGATCAGACCGCGTGCAACGTGGTGTTTCGTGCGGCCTATAAGGGTTTGAAGGGGGTGGTCACGCCGGTGGTGGTGACTATGCGCGGCGGCATCAAAGAGGTCGACATGGGCGACTGGAAGCCCTCCGATCCGGCCGAGATCAAGCACGCGCTGAAGCTCGTTTACTACAAGCTCGAAATCGACGGTCGCGTGATGTACGAGATCGATCCCCTCAACATGATTCAGGTGGTCGACGGTGTCGATCAACTGGCTGCTGAACGCTCGGCCCTGGGCCTTTAAGGACATTTGAACATGACACAAGTAAGCCTGACCAAGCCGTTGCCGAAGTGGCTGGAACTGACCGAGGAGGGCGTGACCGTAACACTGGCCTACAAGGCCAATATCAGTGGCGTCCTCGTCGACAAGGTCACCATGCGCGCGCCCAGCGTGAAAGACATGGAGGCCGCTACGGTGGCCGGTGGTGGCGCCATGGACAAGATGGAAAAGAACCTGTTTTGCAGCTTGATCATGGCCACTGACGCGGACCTGTCGACCATGAAAATCAAGGACTACAACCGCCTGCAGGCGGGCTATTTTCGCCTGGTCGAAGAAGACGAGCTGTAACGCGCACACGCTTAAGGCACTGGCCCGGCGCTTGGCCAAAGAGACCAGTTTCTCGGCGGCCGAGATCAAGGCCATGCCTTTTTCGGAAATGGTGTGGTGGCTCACGGATTGAGCCGCCTTTGATTGACCCGACGTATAGGGCACGCACATGGCGAACAAACTCGCGCTCGGCCTGGTCATTGGCGGGGCGGTCAGCTCCACCGTGGGCTCGGCGTTCAAGGACGTCACCAGTCGCATCAAACGCCTGGAGGCCGAAGGCCAAAAAGCCCGGGTGCTGGAAAAGATCATTGGCGACACCATGCGGTTGCGCGATGAATGGCGCAAGGCGCACATGGCCGGCGACAAAAACGCCTCGGCGTTGCAACGGCAGCTCGAAAGCAGTCTCAACAGCCTGAAGAAACAAGGGGTCGAGGTTCGCAATCTGACCAAGGCGTATAGCGCTATGGGGCAGGCCGCGGCCAAAGCCGAGTTCAAGGCCAAGGGTCACCAGCAACTCGACGAAGGCAAACAGAAACTCAAAAGCAGCGTGGGGCAGGCGGTGGCCGCTACGGCGGCGATGGCCATCCCGACCAAAATCAGCGCCGACTATGGCGCGATCATTCGTGACATTGCGATCAAGTCGAATATTGCCAACAAGCCCGAAGAGGGCGAAATGTCGAGAAAGATCATCGACACGTCGCGCGATACCGGCATGGCACGCAATCAGGTGGCCGAGGTGGTCAACGCCCTGGTGGGCGCCGGCATGGAGCTGGACAAGGCGCTGGAGTACGCCCCAACCGCGGCCAAGTTTGCCATTGGCCAAGGCTCGGACGGCGGCGAAACCGCGCGCATGATCAACGCCCTGGGGCAGAACGCCAAGATCACCGACCCGGCCGAGATGCAAAAAGCCCTGGAGGCGATCGCCTACCAAGGTCAGGCCGGCAGTTTCGAGGCGGCCGACATGGCCCGTTGGTTCCCTGAGTTGTTGGCGGGCATGGGCAAGCTGGGCATCACCGGCATGGATTCGGTGACGCAACTGGGCGCCATGCTTCAGGTGCAAATGAAGACCGCCGGCGGCGCGGACGAAGCGGCCAACAACTTCAAGAACTGGATGGAAAAGATCGGTTCGGGCGATACGGTCGAGGCCTACAAAAAGGCCGGGATCGACTATCAGGGCTCGATGAATACCGGTCTGCAAAACGGCAAGTCCACCTTGGAATCCAGCTTTGAGCTGGCCCAAAAATACATTGCCGCGACCGATCCGAAGAAAGCCGCGGCGATGGCCGAGGCCACGGCCAAGATCAGCAAAGAGACGGACCCGGCCAAAGCCCAGGCCATGATCGCGTCCCTGGAGAGCGCCTTGCGCACCGGCGACCTGTTCGCCGACATGCAGGTCAAGGGCGCGTTGACTGCGTTCATGCAGAACAAGGAGCTGTACGCCAAGCTGAAATCGGAGTCGGCCAGTGCCACCGGGATCTTGGACAAGAACCTCGAGGAGCGCCGGCAGTCGTCGGCGCAGAAGTGGTCGGAAATGGCCCAGGCCAGCGATGACGCCATGCGTGCGATCGGCGACGCGTTCCGACCGGTCACGGATACCGTGGCGGACGGGCTGACCTACGTCACCCAGGAGCTGAGCAAGCTGTCGGACGAATCGCCCAAGGTGGTGACTGGCATCGGTGCGGCCGTGGCGGCGGTGATTGCCTTCGGTGCGGTGATGGCCAACGTCAAGATGGCCAAAGGCCTGATGAACATTGGCCGCGGTTCGCTGATGGGCAATCCGAACATCCCGCAAAAGGTGATCGTCACCAACATGGGCGGCCTGGGCGGCGGTCTGGATGCGGGCGACCTCGATGCCGATGGCAAGTCCAAGAAAAGTGGCAAAGGCGGCAAAGGCGGTAAGGGCGGTGGTCGTGGCG